CGGTTGAGTTCCCGAAGCTGACGGGGATGACGATCCTCAACTCGTCGCCCAAGATGTTCTTCCTCGACTACGACGGCAAGCGCCTCGAGATCACCTCGCAGCAACTGACCAGCCAGACAGCCTTCCAGAACGTATGCGTCGAACAGGTTGACCGCATGCCGCCCACGATCAAGGCGGCCGAGTGGAACAAGGTGGTGAACGGTCTTCTCGACACCGCCATCCACCTCGAGGCCCCGCCGGAGCTGACGCTGCGCGGCCAGTTCGAAGACCTGATCCGGGAGTATTGCACCAGCAACATCCGCGCCATGGTGGCCGAGGAAGTTGCGATGGGCAAGCCTTGGACGGACAAGGGCCTCACGAAGTTTACCTTTGCAGGCCTGATGGAGTTTCTGAAGTTTCGCGGGTTTACCCATGTGAGCCGGGTGCAGGTGCAGAATTTCATCAAGGACCTGAACGATGGCCGCCCCTGCCACGGCCACCAAGGCGTGAGGAAAGAGGATGGGGGAACGACAACCGTCCGGGTCTGGTGGGTGCCAGCCTACAAGGACGAGCAAGTAGATATGAAAGTGGAGACGAACGATGAAGCTGCCCGTATTCCCTTCTGAGCAGGACGACCGAATGCTCAGGGCCGCGGACGTGTGCCGATGGCTGAACCTGTCGGAATCAACCCTGTACAAGTGGATCAAGGACGACAAGTTCCCGAAGCCCTACTCACTTGGCGATGAAATGGATCAGAACTCGGTGTCCCGGTTCTCGAAAAAAGAGATTGAGGAGTGGCTCTATGCGCGACCCAGAGGCAAGTTTCACGGAACGGAGAAAGCTGTTGCTCGGTCCCCCCGGGTGCGGAAAAACCCATCGAATGATCTGGGAAGTGGAGCAGGAGCTGGCCCGGGGGACGAGGCCTGACGAGATCGCCATGGTGTCCTTCACCCGCAAGTCGGTGGAGGAAGCCCGGTCTCGTGCCTGCGCCCGCTTCAACCTCACGCCAAAGGACCTGCCGTGGTTCCAGACGCTGCATGCCATGGGCCTGCGGCTGCTCGGGATCGCGCCCTCGCAGATCATGGCGCAGGCGGATTGGAAAGACTTCGGACGGAGCCTTGGCATCGACATCAAGGGTGTTGATGATCGCTCTGCCAGAGACGGCCTGATCATTGCCCAGACCGTAGGGGGAGACAAGTATGTCTCCATCCTCGAGCGCTCGATCATGCGCTGCATTCCCCTTGAGCAGGAGTTCTCCGAGACCAACGACTGGAACCTGTCGTGGCCCATGCTCAAGAAGGTCGAGCAGGAGCTCATGTTCTACAAGAGCACGTACAACAAGTTCTCCTTCGTGGACATGATCAACGAGGTCGTGGTGCAGGAGCTCCAAGGTCCGAGGCTCAGGCTCCTCGTGGTCGACGAAGCGCAGGACCTAACGCCCTTGCAATGGCGGATGGTGGAGCTGTTGGCCGAGCGGTCCGACCGCGTCCTCTTCGCAGGCGACGACGATCAGGCAATCCACCGCTGGGCTGGCGTCAAGGTTAAGCTCTTCATGGAAAGCTCGCGCAACATCGAGGTGCTTTCCCAGAGCTACCGCCTGCCTCGCCCCGTCTACGAGACGTGCGTCGGTATCTCCAGCCGCATTCGCGACCGCCTGCCCAAGGAGTTCCATCCGGCCGGGCACGAAGGTTCGGTGAGCAGGGTCATCGGGCCTCGGCACCTTGACCTGCGGGAGGGCAAGTGGATGGTGCTGGCCCGGACCAACTCCTACGTGCAGGAGTGGGCCCAGCGCCTGCGGCAGGATGGCTACATGTTCAAGGTCTACGGCCGCAACTCCGTCGATCCCAAGCTGGCGGACGCGATCAAAGGGTGGCGCACCCTGCAGACAGGCGGGGCTCTCCCGGTGGGCGCGATCAAGGCGCTCTACGAGATGCTGCCCAAGCAAGGCGACGCGGCGGCCCTCAAGCGTGGGTCCACCAAGCTCCTCGAAGCCTTCAACCCCGAGGGCCTCTACGACTACGACCAGCTCGTGGCCTCGGCCGGGATGATCGCGGCGCGTGGCATGGACGCGCTTCAGGTCTTGAACCTCGGGAGCTACGACGCCGACTACATCCGTGGTCTCGAGCGCCGGGGCGAAGACATCTCTGGCGAGCCTCGGATCAAACTCTCGACCGGGCATGCCGCCAAGGGCGGTGAGGAGGACAACGTCGCAGTCGATCTGTCCTCGACCAAGGCCTGCGTCAACACCCAGTTCCCCGACGACGAGCACCGGGCCATGTACGTGTGCGGAAGCCGGGCCAAGAAGAACCTCGTGTTCGTCCACACCGACAAGGAGTATCGTTATGTCCTCTGATCCGAAGAGAATCCAAATCTTGAAGCGCGCAGCCGAGGTGACGGGCGGGGAGCGGCAGGATTCCTACGGCCCTGTCAAAGATAATCTGAGCAACATCGCCGAGTTTTGGCAGACGTACCTGACGCAGCGCAACGGAACGCCCGTCATGGTCGAGGCCGAGGATGTGGCATGGATGATGGTCCTGCTCAAGTCCGCCCGGTCTTTTGCTGGAGGGTACCACGAGGACAACTATGTTGATGCGGCGGCCTATGCTGCCATCGCAGGGGAGTGTGCACAGTGACCAAGGATCGCTTCGACGTCAGCACGGACGACTTCCTGCTGAAGATGGACCTGTCCAACCCGGACGTCGAGTGGTTCATGCCCTCTGAGTTCCCTGACCTGACGCGCCACACGCTGATGGCCATCGACCTCGAGACGAGGGACCCGCAACTGACGGAGATGGGCCCCGGCTGGGCAACCAAGAACGGAGAGATCATCGGCATCGCCGTCGCGGCCGGGGACTTCTCTGGCTACTTCCCCATCGCCCACGCCAACGGGCCGAACCTCGACAAGAAGCTGACGCTGCGCTGGCTGCAGAAGCAACTGGCCACGCCCCACATGACGAAGGTCATGCACAACGCCAGCTACGATACGGGCTGGCTCATGGCCGAGGGTGTTAATATTCAAGGCCCAATCATTGACACCATGCTGTCCGCCCCGCTCTTGGACGAAAACCGCATGTCCTACCGCCTCGACCTCTTGGGCAAGGACTACCTCGGCATGCGGAAGGACGAGAAGGTCCTGCGGCAGGCGGCGGCAGAGTGGGGCATCGACCCCAAGTCGGAGATGTGGAAGCTGCCCGCCCGCTACGTGGGCGTCTACGCCGAGGCCGACGCCGTGCTGACACTCAAGCTCTGGGAGCGCCTCAAGCCCATGCTCGAGGAGCAAAGCCTGATGTCCGTCCTGACGCTCGAGCACAGGGTCCTGCCCGCCGTGATCGAGATGCGGATGCGCGGGGTCAAGGTCGATCTGGACAAGGCGGAGCAGGCAAAGAGGGAGCTTCGCAAGCGGGCCAACGAGATGTCCGACTGGATCGGCAGGGAGTCCGGGGTCAAGGTCGATCCTTGGTCGGCCGCCTCGGTGCAGAAGATGTTCGACGCCCTCGGGCTGGAGTACCCAAGGACCGAGGCCGGAGCGCCGTCGTTCACCAAGCAATTCCTGCAGGCCATGGAGCACCCGGTGGCCAAGGCCCTCGTCACGCTGCGCGAGATGGACAAGGCGGACAGCACGTTCATCGACTCGATCCTGCGCTACCAGAGGAACGGGCGCATCCACTGCGAAATGCACCAGCTCCGCTCCGACGATGGCGGCACGGTGACCGGGCGCTTCTCTTCTTCGAACCCGAACCTCCAGCAAATCCCGGCCCGGGACCCCTACATCAAGAAGGTAATCCGGGGACTTTTTGTCCCGGAGGATGGCTGCAAGTGGGGATCGTTCGACTACTCGTCCCAAGAACCGCGGCTCTTGGTGCACTTCGCGGCCAGTCACCCCGACACGGAGCGCGACCCGTTGGTCAAGTCCATCGTCGAGGAGTACCAGCGCGGGGATGCCGACCTGCACCAGATGGTGGCAGACATGGCAGGCATCAGCCGGAAGGCAGCCAAGACCATCAACCTCGGCATCATGTACGGCATGGGCGTGGGCAAGCTGGCCAACCAGCTCGGGCTGTCTGACGCACAGGCCAAGGCGCTCATGGGCGAGTATCAAGAGAAGGTTCCGTTCGTGAAGAAGCTGGCCACTCTTGCTTCGACCCGGGCCGAAAGAGAGGGGCGCATCCGCACCATTCTTGGCCGCCTCTGCCGCTTTGATCTTTGGGAACCCGCGACCTTCGGGTACAATAAGCCCATGAAGTACGACGACGCGCAGCGCGAGTACGGTGGGATGGGTCGCCTGAGACGGGCGTTCACCTACAAAGCCTTGAACCGTGTGATCCAAGGCTCCGCTGCCGATCAGAACAAGCTCGCCATGGCAGAATGCTACGAGGAGGGACTGGTCCCGCTCCTCACGGTGCATGACGAACTGTGCTTCAACGTGGAGTCCGACGAGCAGGCAGCCCGCATCACCAAGATCATGGAAGAAGGGCTGTCCCTCAAGGTTCCCAGCAAGGTGGACCAAGAGCTTGGCAACAATTGGGGTGAGGTTGGATGAACGGACAAGAGGTTAAGAGCGTGGGGTTCAAGGACATGGACCCCCTGCAGATCGAAGCGTTTACGAGGGTGGTGGCGCATGCCCTCAACCTCGCCGACGCCTACAGCGCAGACGCCTTTGAAGAGGTCTTTCAAGACGTCGATGAGCTGGTTCAGCTGTTCGGGGCCCACGGGTTGACCGTCGAGGTCAACCCGAAGTTTGAGTTCTAACCCCCGAGGCGCTGTGCAATTTCCATATTCGCCATCTGCGACGCGAGGTCCCCTCCGAGAAGGCTCGGAGACAAGGAGGCTCTATTCGCTGGTGCCGTCGGCA